CCTTCCATAATAGCTTTTCTTAGGCCAAATCTTACCAGATAATCAATTTGACCTTTGCCGCCGTTATAAGCTAATGATGTAAGTGCATTTCTCTGGTCTTGACCAAGTTTTTCCCATGCATCAGAACCAATTGATCTGACTGCCATGTTTTCATATTTTGGTAAATCAGAATTCAATAATGTCTTTGCTTCAGATTCACTGATTGTCGTGTCTGCTCCACCGGGACCCTTTACAACAACTTTCTTACCATCACCCAGATTTATGAATCCTTGTTTTATCTCATGCGGTTTAATTAGATGTCCATAACCGATTGAGTATTGATTTTTATTGTTACCCGGAGGATCAAGATATGCTTTCTTAGCAAAACCTTCCATTGATCCTATAAATTCTGCCGCCGATTTTCCTGAAAAAGATTTTGCTACCGTTGTTGCCGCTGTTCTTTGTTTTTCTGAAGCGGGTCCTTCGGTGCCTCTTGTCGGCGATAAATTTTGTGCGTTTCTTAATTCTCTTTCTTCTCTTGCTCTTCTTTGTGCTTCTGGATCATTTGCCATTTTGTAAGCATCATATCCTTCTCTTGCTCCGATATATGCTCCGCCTAAAGTCACTGCACCCATGGCTATATTACCAGCATTACCCGCAACAAAGCCACCGACACCTTTTGCCATTCCTTTTGCTTTTGATACTAAACCACCACCGGCAGTGCCGCCAACTTTTTCCGTTGTTCCACTAATATACTCAGTAACTTCAGCACTGGGTTTTGTCCAACCTCCAGTTGTCGGTGTTTTTACTCCTCCTCTACCACCCCTAGAAGGTAAATTCAATCCACCAGTGACAAATTTACTTACGAGCCACGCTGTGAATCCTGCCATCGCAAGTTCAAATCCTACCATTACAGTAGCAAGACCAACAAAAGCCATTTTAAGATTTACTTTCACACCACCCAATTCAGCAATTGGTTCATTTAGAATTGTTGTTAAGAAGTCTTTGAGTGCAAAGTATATTTGCTGAACAGCATTTTTAAAATCAGGATCACTAATCATGTCTCCAAGCATTCTCAAACCACCAGCAATTCCGTTTGCAATAATTGTGAATAGTTTGACTACGCCAGTGACAATCGCATCTTTGTTATCATTTAAAACATTTCCAATAACTGTGAGTGATGCCAACAGCGCATTGAAGATTACGCCAATTACTGAAGAAATTACTTTCGATATGCTTTTCTGGTTTTCAGAGTTACCTAAAATGGTTTTCAAAAAATCAGATGCTATTGAAAGACCATTAGCAATTGCACCAAGAACGGTTTTAAGAACGCCCGCTATTGAGTTTATAACTTCATTATCTTTCAACAGATCAGTTAAAAATTTGGTACCTTTTTGAATTAGATCGGCAATACCTACAATTACTTTTTTTACAAAATTAGTAATGCCTTCCATCACACCAGGTAAACTTAAAAGTTTACTGGCGCCGATTGCACCAAGACCCAATAGAGCAAATTTAAAGATGTTAGTTAAACCATCTTTGATTGTTTCCAAAAAACTTTTTTTGTTTGGCTCAAATGCTTTTTTGTCTTGCTTGGTAGGTTTAGTTTTAAAGTACCTTCTGGCGTAAGATAATGCCCTTTCTTTCGTCTTCTCAAAAGCGGCTGCTTTTTTTTCTTGATCTTGAATTTTTACAAGAGAGAAAAGACTTGCTTTAATTGAGGATACGTCTTTTGCGATGTTTGGTAAAAATTTACCCAAAGGGTCGGCTTTAGACAATCCGATTTTGGATTTCATATTAGTGGGTTTGTATCGACTTGATTTAGATGACGCTTTTTTTGGATCTGTTGGAACCCATAAAAGTCCATTCCATATCATGCCAACTGGTGAATTGTCTGCCATTAATTTTTACCTTCTACCTGCCGCTGATGCTCTGTTTTTTTCGTCTTTAATTCTTTCTCTTTCTTCTTCCAAGTGCTGCAACAATAAATCAATGTATGCTTGTTTTTCCCAAGGTATCATACTATCCAATTCAGTCAAACTATATTTGTGATGCTGCATAAGTGCAAAGTTTGTTTGAAAATAATTGGACAAATTATCATGACTAAAAGCTATACGAAAAAACTTTGGATTCCTTCAAGTTGTAGTGTTTCGTGATAGCCACATTTATCGCATTTAAAATCCACATCTTTTTTCATTTTGGGCAAACTATTAAAGAATGCTGAGATTTTTTCTAAGTCTGTTTGTTTCAAGTTTTCAATAAACTCTGTGAGTTCTTTTTTGCTACTATCTTTTGCTGGATATATTTGCTCTTCGTCGTAAACATAATCGATACAAGCAACAATAATATCAAGAACCTGATCAAGATTTTCAGTATCTAAAGATGCCACATCCACACTGCCGAAAGTTGGATATTTTAAAACGATACCAATCTTGTCATTGATTTGAATCTTGTTAGAGTGTTCGGTGTTTACAGTCGGCTTTATATCCAAAACATTGACATCAATCTTCACAACATTACCACATTTATTTTCTTCTGTGATGTCGTTGTTGCAGGTGAATCTAAGGGTAACAACTTCACCTACCGATCTTGCTCTCAGTTGTAAAAAGAGATATTCAATGTCAAATGTCGCTAGATTATCAACATCAAGATCATCCAAAATACAATTTCTCAATACTTGTTTGATTGTGTTGATTGTCTCTTTAGGATCATCAGATTCATTTGCCATCAAAAACAATTTTTGTTCTTTGACCAGAAATGGTCTAAATCTGACAAGTTCTCCATTCGAAATCAAATGAGTTTCATAAATCGGTATATCTATTTTAGGTAACATAATGTCCTCATTAAAAAATTAAAATGTTCTAAACAATGCTCTACCACCACCAACCGCAAGATTCGTAATTGCTTCGCCAGCATTAACTTGACTCTCAAGAATCGGTTCATATCTTTGATATGCGAACTGTACAGAAAGTCGATGGAAACTATCATCACCCCAACTCAGTTGTTGTGCAGCAATATTAATAGGAAATGCATCAATCATTTTGACGCCAAAAATTTGTGTTACTTCATCGTTATATTGTTTGACTGTTATCTCAGTCATGTACTTTGAATTTTCGCCTTTAGGAAAACGCAAATTGTTTGTGTCGGTTGGCATGATTGCTTCCATCCAACGTTCAAATAATTTACGCTCATAGAAATCGTTTGTACAAATAAATGTTAATGTTGTTTCTGCGTACTGAACTTGATAAGGCACTTTAAATACAGGACCATAAATTTTAACATCGTCAGTAACAAAATTTTTGCCTGGCAATTCTGCCGATTCACATTGCAATGCCAGATAACGTGTCATCGTAGGATTGGCACTTCTGCTTGCTTCAGTTCCAGAACCGATTGCATTGTTAATAGCATCGGTAACATCTGCCATAATTGAGTTGGGCAAATTCAGAATTTTTTCTATCAAAGAGTTCCTTACGAATTGTGCAATGTAAGGTGGTATAGGTAATATTACCTGAAACCTTGAAGGTCTTGCCAATCCACCCTTTGCGTTGACATTCGATAGAAATGAGTTTGGTGAAAATGCCATTAAAATTTGTCCTCTGAGTCTGACCAGACTTTGCTAGCCGTTGCTTTTGCAAAAGATTCCACAGGCAATAGAGCAGCGATGTCCCATTCATCGGCATTTATTTCTAAAAATCTAGATTGAACGTGTCCAGATAAGTATCGTTTGATACATGGAGTCGCTTCATAGATTTTAGATGCTCTTTTCAAAAAGTCGTAACTAATTCTAAATCTTGTGGTTTCATCATAATCACGGTTATTCAAAATTGTACTTAACTTGTCGAGAAGAATGATTCGTCGCTTTGGGTGAATGTAATGTAAATTCAACCCTAAAAAGCCGTCTGAGTATCGTTCTATTGGAATAACCAATGGGAACCTATCGTAATATGGCAACGAATCTTTCGTCTTTGGATCATAATAGTAAAAGTACATACGACCAATGATAGACTGATTTTTTAATCGTTCACGATCACGCATTAAATCACCCTTAGTGGGCCTGAGTGTCGGAACTTTGGACTTTAGCCAAGCACGTGCCTCACGTGAACGTGGAGCATATCCTGATTTTGCAAGGGATTCCTTAATTCTATCAATAAGTCGTTTCGCCATCTTATATTTATCTGATACCCAAATGCTTTTCAGTCAAAATCTGAAACTGCCACCCGTGATCTTTGCAAAATTCTTCGGCAGCATACCATTTAGCTTTGTTGATTTCGTAAGTGATGGCTTCTTGGAGATATGTTTTTGTCTTGCGTTTTTGTGTTGGCGGTTGAGTTTGTTTCTCTGGTTTGACCTCTATGATGTAAGTCATCACTGTACCATCTGCTTTACGCATCTTGGCAATAAAGTCTGGGAAGTAACGATGCTTCTTTTTGTCAACTGGGCTATAATAGGGTATAGGCAACTCTTCCGAACCCCACCAAATGACGTTCGGATTCTCATCTAAATAATTCATTACCTTTATCTCCCACGTAGACCTATAGATGATATTGTTTGCATCACCCTTATATTTCTGTGGGTTTTTCGGTCTAAATCTTCCTTTATTTGACATAAATACTATCTAGTCAATCTAAACAGGAACTCACATGGCATTTTTTGGTCTTACGGATATAAAATTCAATCAAATTGAGCCAAGAAAAATTGGCGCACTGGCGGCATTAGAGGGTTCATCATATCAAAAAAGCACACTTAAATATCCACTAGACGTTGGAAGTGCCGACAAAGGCCACTACATGGTGTTCTTTGTAAGAGAACAAAAAAATACACAATACTCCGTAGGTCTTAGGGGTGGACAAACCTTCTCAAAAGAAACTGAAAGACAAATACTTGATGGCTTGAGGGGAAGTTCTACTTTCTCAGGCGGTGGATTTGGCATTGGTAGAAATACTTTCGCTGATACTATAAATTCGGCATTGACTAATGTGATCTCAAAAGGCACATCATCATTAACTAAAAACTTTGGCTCCGGTGGTGTTGCAGGTAAAATTGCTGGAGCGATTGATGGATTTGTAAAAGGTCCTCAGCCACAAAGACAACTTACCGATAGACAAGGCACAGTCGAAACCTCAGTCAAATCAATCATTGATAAGAACGCTGGCACTGCTGCTGGTGGATTCTTAACAAGAACGCAGTTGACAACGGATGCAATTGCACTGTACATGCCAGACACTTTGAATTTCGATTCGAATGCAAGTTATGATACAATTAGACCGGGCGATGAAATGTTGGGTCAAGCACTTGTTGCAGCACCAAATTTGATTGAAAGAGTCAGAGCAGGTGATTTAAAGGGCGCAGTTGCGGCAGTTGGCAAATCAGGACTTGGTTCACAGTTGATTCGAAAAATTGCAGAAAATGCCGGTGTTGGAGAAAATCTCTCACGCATAGGAGCGTTCGTTGCCACTGGCGGTGTAACAAACCCAATGCTTGAAATGATATACACTGCACCAGAATTTCGTTCATTTCAATTTGAGTTTATGTTTTTTCCAAGAAGTGAACAAGAAGCGTTTCAAGTACAAAAAATTATCGAACGTTTTCGTTTTCATCAAGCACCAGAACTGATGGGTGGTGTTGCCAATCAAACTGGATTGTTGATACCTCCTTCTGAATTTGACATTAGATTTTTTTATGCTGGCAGACAAAATCCAAACATACCGCCAATCGCCACTTGTGTTTTAGAAAACATTCAGATCAATTATGCGCCACGTGGTTTTGCCGCATATGAATCCGTAGGCGAAAACAGTGCTGCTTTAGGTAGAACGGGTATGCCAGTGGCGATTCAAATGTCGCTCAGATTTAGAGAAATCACATACATTACAAAAGAAGATTTTGATATGGCAACCAGTACATCTAGTGCTGGACAAAGACCTAATGTGGAAGGTATGAAACAAGGAATATTTGCAAGAAAATAAAATGGCAAACTTTTTTAGACACTTTCCGTTAACTTTTTATGCTTCGGCAAATAATAATAGTAGTTTAGATACTGTTACAAATATAACGGCACGATTTGGCTTTTTATCTTCGATAAAAGAAAATTCTTCGGCGTTTTATCCATATGAAGTCAAAGACTCTGACACGCCAGAAATTATAGCATCTAAGTATTATAACGATTCAGAAAAACATTGGATCGTTTTATTGTTTAATGATATCATTGATCCACAATATGATTGGCCATTAAACTATCCAAATTTTATTAATTACGTTAATCAGAAGTATGCGGCGAATGGTGCTTCGAATACAACTGTACAATCTGGTTTAACTTGGGCACAAAATGGAAATAATGTACACTCGTATTATAAAGTAGTTACTAGAAGTTTTGTGTTGAGTGGACCCGAAGATAAAACAATATCCGAAAAAATACAAATCACGGCGAACACATATGCAAACGTAAGTGTCACTTCCGACACATACACTCTACAGAATGGAAGACAAATAAAAGAAACTGTTTCAAAAGAACGATTAACTTATTATGACTACGAAATGCAAGAGAACGAAGCGAAAAGAGAAATCCGTCTTTTAAAGCCACAATATGTTACTGTGGTCATGGAAGAGTTTAAACAGTTGATGAATCCGTAATGAATTTAATTGATTCCACACAGTTTATTGTTAAAGAAGTATCCATTCAAACCAAGGGTGGGGCTTTAAACATAACCGATTTGATTGAAGAAATCCATCTTTATGATAATCTTTTTTTGCCCGTCAGTTCTGGCGAAGTATTAATAACTGATGCTGCCAAACTTCAAGAAAGAGTGTCGCCGAATGGTGATCCGATTCAGTTTTATATAACTAAAACTCCTAACGATGATTTTGCTTCTTTTGTTAAGATTTTCAGAATCTATCACATATCAACTCGAAAGAATGTAAACAATACGAGTGAATCTTATATTATCCACTTTGTGTCCGATGAACTAATTTATTCGGAGCAAAAGAAATTGTCTTTTGGTTTTGACGGTAAGTATTCTGATTTGGTAAGAAAGATATTGACGGACAGTAGAATTGGATTTGGTTTAGATACAAAGAAGATATCGGAAATCGAACCAACAAACGGCATAAGAAAAATCACTGTGCCTAATTTGCCTCCACTTGATGCTTTGGAGTGGTGCGCCAAAAGGGCCATAAACGACAAAAATGTTCCTGACTATGTTTTTTATTCAAACATTGCGGGATATAATTTTTCTTCTTTATCCAGGCTTTTATCAAAAAATCCTATTCTAGATATAACATTTACCCCAAAAAATTTAGATACGGGTGAAGCAATTCTTGAAATGGGAAGAGCAAGAGGTTTTGAAATTGTTTCACAAGAAGACACGATAACAAAAATTAAAAGTGGTGTCGATGCGGGTGTGTTCATAGGTTTTGATCCTCTTACAAGAAGCATAGGTGAAAAAACAATAAATGGAGATGATACTTTTGCCAGCATGTCACACGCAAATAAGAATGCAGCAGGCACTGAAATAATTAACAGAGATAGGACTTCTGTCAAAGATAATTATCAAGGTAATCAGGTTTTGAGTTCGAATCAAGCGAATAGAAAAAACAGCAAGTATGTGAAGAAGAATGATCCTTCTTCAATTTCAAAAGAAGAAACTCAAGAATTATTCCTTCAGCAAAGAAAAGCTATATTAACTAGATTGATGGAAAGAAGAATGAGAATTGTGATGCCAGGCAATTTTCAGTTGTCTTCTGGTTTTATGGTAAACGTAATTTCTCCTGGCTTTGGTGCTGCGGCAAAAACGGATGAGAAAGACTTTGATAAAACTATATCCGGAAAATACATTATTGTTGGTACTAGACATATTCTAAGTCTTCGTCGCCATGTCACAGTGATTGAAGTTGCCACAGATTCTACAAATGAAACACAGAAGTATTCAACAACACAATCGCAAGAAAGTGCTTTGAAAGCATATGATAAAATTACACGTGCGGGTTAAACTATGATAGAAAATAAAAAAAATTTTGCAGGTAAAGATGGATTTATCTGGTGGACTGGAGTAATAGAAGACAGACAAGACCCATTAAAATTAGGTCGTTGTCGAGTTCGTTGTGTCGGTTGGCATTCTGCTAATAAAATGGAATTACCTACCAATAGTTTGCCTTGGGCTGTTCCAAGTATTCCTGTAAACTCTGTTAATGTGTATACTCCAAATGAAGGAGATATGGTTTTCGGTTTCTTTCTTGATGCCGAAAATGCTCAACAACCTGTAATGCTGGGTTCTTTTCCTAGTATACCATTAAAAGCACCAAACAATCAAGATCCGTTTAATGATCCAAGAACTGATGCACAATTATCTTCTGCACCAAGACCACCAAAATCTAAAACGTATAAGACGGATGGAACTGGAATACAAATCACAGAAGAAAGTAAAGCATCTTTATATCCTAATATTTTAGATGAGCCAACAACTTCTAGAATCGCACGAAATGATTCGGACACAATTCAAAAAACATTTATTCAAGAACGCAAAACTAATGTAGTGAAATCTGTGCCGACATACAATGGAACTTGGAATGAACCTGAAACAAAATATGGAACGAAATATCCATATAATAATGTTACGGAAACTGAATCAGGACACATTATGGAGTTCGATGATACTGTCGGCAAAGAACGCATTCATCTTGCTCACCGTAATGGATCATTTCAAGAATGGTTTCCTGCCGGCGACAAAGTGGAAAAAGTTACAAAAGATAATTATGAAATAGTTATGGGTAATGATCGTGTTTACATTATGGGCAAATGTTTTGTGACTGTGCAGGGCGATGCTGAAGTATATGTGAAGAAAAATGCATTCGTAAAAGTTGATGAGAATGTTACTGCTCTTGTAGGAAAAAATGTTACTGCTACAGTTAAAGGAGATGTCACTGCAACAGTTGATGGAAATTTGAGTGGCACAATTAGAAAAAATGCCACACTGACAGTATCACAGCAATTAAAAGCAACGTGTCAGACTTTAGATATATCAGCAAGTGGATCGGCATCAATTAGATCGGGTGGTGTCATGACAATAAGAGGATCAATAATTAGGCTGAATTAAAATGAAACATGAATTTATTATTTTGCTTGAAGGTGAACTTAAAACTTATGATCGTTGGGAAGATATACCTAAAAAGTTTGATGCGGTGATTAAATTTAATCCGTACATGCCGCCACCGCCACACTCGAAAGAAGATCATGATGAAATAGAATCTTGGATGCCTAGATTCAAAGAGTTAATGTCTAGAGGTAGTTTTTAATGGCACTTTCGGAATATGGTAGACAATTTACTCCAGTTCCTGCTGGAGAAACTGTAGTTTTTACACATCCTAAAATGGATGTTGATGCTGGACAGCCAGTAAACATTACTTACGTTAATGCAATTGTTGATAAGGGACTTGCCACGGAAACGGCGATAACTGGCGTTACAATGGTAAACACAAGTTGTATTCTTATCACTGCTGGAATTGTGCAAACATATCAAGTGACATTCACTTTAACTGGTGAATATGGAGAAGATTTAGCAACTAGAGACATATATCAGGTGATCAATTCAAATAATTACATAGAAGATCAGCCAAGTTTTTATGGCTCAGATTCAAAGCCCGAAGGGGATTTTGTTGTAACAACATATAATTCGTATTCAACTTTGATTGCAAATAGGGCACCAACACACAGTTCTAAAACTGGATGGAATCATCTTATAAAATTTTATCCGGATGATTCTTTAGAAAAATTGGCAGTTTTCAATTTTCAAGGAACAGTTAGTGCGAATTCTGGCATTATTCAATATGTACATTTGATACCGACTAGACATTTTACAAGATTAAATTCGTTAGTTAATAGCGTATATGTTGAAGAGAATCCAGAAGATCCAACGAGAGTTGTTCAACAGTATCAATTTGAAGCGGATACGTTCACGGGTAATGGAGTTTTGACCACATTTGGACCTTTGTCGAGAACTCCTTCATATAAACCCGGTACAACGGAATATAATATTGCAGTTTATTTTGAAGGTAGTTCAATAGTTGTTACACCTTCGATGTATACCGTAAATGGAAATTTTATAACTTTTACTTCACCGCCGCCAGCGGGACCAATAAAAATTTATCCAACAGAAGACTCTGGTGCATGGTTATCTGAAGGACAGGGTGTGGATACACCACCCAGTTACACTACTAACCCACCAGGTTGGACTTAAAGGAGAAAAATATGCCAGCAGCATGTAGGATTGGAGATACAGATATTACACATTGCTCAACTCCCATAAGGGCTCAAGGCTCAACCAATGTTTTTGTGAACGGCATACCTTGGAGTTGCCAGGGACATATTAATACACCTCATTTGGTGCCAGGCGATAAGCCTTGTTATGTGCATGTTGGTGCTATATCTGGTGGTTCTAGCACAGTCAGAGTGAATGGTAGAGGTGCAGGTCGAGTGGGTGACGGAATTGGTGGATGCACGGCAGTTGCTGCCGGTTCACCAAATGTTTTTGCCGGTTGAATAAATAAAACATGACTACTACAATCACATCCAATAATCCCAGAATACCCTCAGAGAGAACGTATAGGGATTTAAATTTGGCATTTACAGTTCATCCTGTTAAAAAGGACATAGCGAAGCATCTAAATGAGTATGCTGTAATTAACTCCGTCAAAAACTTAATCTCCACTAACTTTTATGAGCGTCCGTTTAGGCCCGAAATTGGAAGCGGACTAAGAAGTTTATTGTTTGAGAATGTTGATCCAATCATTTCTGCTCAAATAGAAAGAGCGATTATAGAAACGATATTGAATTATGAACCCAGAGTTAATGTTACGGAAGTAATAGCAACAGCGTATCCAGATGAAAATCGATACAATATTTCAATGACATTTTTTATTATCAATAATCCTAATCCAATTACCATTGATTTCTTCTTAGAGAGAATTAGATAAAAATGGCAGATCGTTTAACCGTAACAGAACTTGATTTTGACTCAATCAAGAATAATTTAAAAACGTTTTTAAATCAACAGTCGGAGTTTACTGATTATGATTTTGAGGGTTCTGGCTTAAATATTCTCTTGGATATTTTAGCATATAACACCCACTATCAAGCATATTACTTAAACATGATTGCAAATGAAGCATTCATGGACACCGCTTTACTTCGTGATTCTGTCGTTTCTCACTCAAAAGTTTTAGGATATATTCCACATTCACGTAAAGCGGCACGTGCCGTAATCAACTTTAGCGTGGTAACAAATACAGTAGATGATACCACAATTACGATTCCAAAAGGCCATAGATTTATTTCAAATGAGGTTGATGGTGCTTCTTATAATTTCGTCACACTCTCGAATTATACCGTAACGAAATCTAATACTAATTTTTCTTTTTTGAATTTGCCCCTCTATGAGGGCCAACTTGTATCTTATTCATTCGTTCAAGAAAACGCTTCAAATCCAAAACAACTCTTTATACTTCCTGATCCGAACGTAGACACATCAACTTTATACGTCACTGTGCAGCCATCGCCGGCAAACACAGACTTTTCAGTTTATACGTTGTCAACTGATGCGTCAAATACAACTACACAATCTGAAGTATTTTACTTACAAGAAAACAGAGCGCAGCAATATGCAATTTATTTTGGCGACAATATCATAGGCAAAAAAATACCAGACGGCTCAGTTGTAACTGTTGAATATCTTGTTACGAATGGAAGTGCGGCCAACAAAGCCAATAATTTTATTTCGACTGATTCTTTAACGGATTCACTAAACAATTCTCGTACAGATTTTATCATTGATCCAATAACTGAGGCTTCGGGTGGTTCCGAAAGAGAGTCTGTTGATCAAATTAAGTTTTCTGCACCACTGCAATTTACAACACAGAATCGTTTAGTCACTTTTCCAGACTATGAATCTTATATTATAAAGAATTATCCTTTTGTAGATTCTGTTTCCGTTTGGGGCGGAGAAGATGAGTCACCTCCAAAATTTGGTATCGTTTATATTGCTATCAAGTCTAAGGTAAACTATTTTCTTTCGGATGTTGAGAAACAAAAAATTATCGACGAACTAATTAAGCCTAGAGCAATCGTTGCTATTAACACCGTGTTCCGTGATCCAGAGTTTCTGTATTTACTGGTGTCTTCTGACGTTACCTATAATCCAACAAAAACTAAACTCAGTGATACACAACTTAAATCGGCAATTAGAAATGCCATTCTCAATTACAAGACCGTAAATTTGGATAAGTTTGGTTCACAATTCATTCTATCTAAAGTGCAAGATACGATTGATTCTGTGGATACAAATGCGATTATTGGTTCAAGTGTATCAGTTCGTTTACAAAAAAGATTCACTCCAATTTTAAACATTTCGACGCCGTATACTATTAATTTTAATGCACCTCTGCGTAGAGGTACTATTGGCAATAAACTGACTTCAACAATTTTTACAGTAGCAGACTCCAATGGAGTTGACCGTGAAGTACAATTTGATGAAGTTCCACAATCTTTCTCCGGTGTTTCTTCGATTCAAGTTATAAATCCTGGAGCAGGCTTTACTTCTCAACCCACAATTACAATTGAAGGCGATGGAACAGGAGCAAATGCTTCAGCAACAATCGTGAACGGTAGAATCCAAAGTATCGAAATGGTCAACCGTGGTATTGACTACACACGTGCTACTGTTACTATTACTGGTGGTGGAGGTTATGGCGCAACTGCTTCAGCAGTGATCGATGGAAGAACCGGTACAATTCGCACAGTTTATTACGACTCTTTTGCTCAGAGACAAATTGTAGATGAAAATGCTGGCGAAATTGACTATGATGTTGGTTCAATTAAAATATCAAACATTAACATCAAAGGCACACAGTCTGTTGAGGGTGATATTCGAGTTACGATTGAATCGGAAAAAGGCATTATAAGTACAGAAAAAAATACAATAGTTACAATAGATCAAGATGATCCAACATCAATCAGTACAACGTTAGAAACTGTATAATGTCCGTAGATTTAAAAACATCGATACTTGTTAATCAACAGGTACCAGAATTTATCCGTGATGAATATCCGAAGTTCATCTCGTTCCTAGAAGCGTATTATGAGTTTTTAGAAACTCAGGCCAACACTGCGCCCACTTCAAATAATTTAGTCACAACAGCAAAAACTCTAAGAAACATTCGAGATGTTGATGATTCTTTGGATCAATTCGAAGCCAATTTTTACAATACATATGGCGCTTTAGTACCATTTGAAGTACAATCGAACAAAGCACTTTTGTTCAAACACCTTTTGCCTTTATATAAAACAAAAGGTTCAGAGAACTCTTTCAAACTTTTATTTCAATTGGTATTTGGTGAAGACATTGATATCATTTTACCAAAAAATAATGTTCTTCGTGCATCGGCTAGTAACTGGCAAATAGACAATCGTTTACGAGTTAATCCTGATATTTCAAGTCGCTATGTTGGAAATGGAACAAACAAGACATTTTATCTTGCACAAAAGTCTGGAAAAAATGAAGTAAGTGTTTACGTAAATAATGTAATTAAAATTCCAAATGTTGATTACTTTATTAACAAAGAATATCGTCAACTGAATTTTGTCGTTGCTCCTGCCAACGGCTCAATAATTAATGTAAATTACGAAAATTTTGATATTACATTATTAAACAATCGTAAAGTTACAGGAATTACTTCACGTGCTTCGGCAATTATTGAAACTGCAAGTCGAAGAATTGTCTCAGATACGTTAAATCTTGGTTTACCTATTGAACTTCTAATCAATTTAAAATCTCTCAGTGGTAATTTTTTAAATGGTGAGATCGTTACAATACCAATTAATGATGAGACAAATAATATTTCAATTGACATTCGAGCATCGACATTTTCGATTGTTAGAAAATTCAATATCACAAACGCAGGAAACAACTATAGTGTAGGCGATTCTGTTTTCGTATTTGGTGGAAACGCATCCGTTAATGCTTTCGGCACTGTTGAGAGAGTTATTACTGGTGAAATTGATACTGTAAGTATTGTACACGGCGGTGCAGTATTTACAAATGCATCTCCAATCTCCGTATATGGCAACAGCACATTTACAACAATGACTGTTGTTGTTGATAATATTGATACGTCCGGTGCCAACGCAGCGAACTCATTTAAAGTTTCACCTGATGTAATCTCTAATTTAAATGTACAGTCGGCCATAACTAACGCAAACTTTGGTTCAGCATTTGCAAGGCCTTTTATTAACGTTGCGAACTCAATCGCTAATGCTATTAACTATGTCACACTCACTGTTGGTCCAATTAGTAATGTTAAAATTCTTTCTTCTACGGTACCGTTAACAGAAAAGAATTCGACGTTCTTAGATGCCGCTGGCGCACAATACGCATCAGCTCCTTTCCGATACTCTAAGAGTTTGAAATCAATCGGTCGTTATCGAATCGTTGACGCTGGTTCAAATTATCAGATCGGTGATGAAGTTATTTTTGGATCAAATCCGCCCGGCACTTATGGACAAATGGCTGCCGCTGTTGTTGGTAAAATTTCTGTTACTGGTGCAATTCAAAGAATTGACTCTGCTAATTCTCGTATCCGTGGTGTGAGTGCTGTTTCAGCCGCATGTAATGAAATTACTGGAACAGGAACTTTCTTCACACAAGATTTAAAAGGTGGCGACCTTGTAGATATTAACAATGAATCAAGAATAGTTTCTTCTATCACAAGCGACACTATCGCCACAGTTTCATCAGTATTTACATATTCAGCATCAAACAAAAAAATTGGTGTATATGATCGTTGGCCAATCGGTGGTTATGGTTATACGCAAGGTAATTTTCCAACAATTTCCGTTAGTTCTAATACAGGATTAGGCGCCAATATTCAAATCGACTCGTTGGCTGGTGATGGTGAAATCTTAACTCCTACTGGCTTTACTGCTAACGGTCAAATTATTTCGATTCAAGTTATTAATCCAGGTTCTGGTTACGAATACAATCCTACCGTAAGTATCGTTGGTGGAGATGGTACCGCCACAGCAACAGCAGAGATTGAGCGTTCATATGCATCTGCACCAGGTCGTTGGACTACATCAGATTCTATTATTTCTTCTTTTGAAAGAAAGATTCAAGGTGAAGATTACTATGTTGATTACTCATATGTGATTTCTTCAAAAACAGAATTCAGCAAATATAAGTCAATGCTGAAGCAGTTGTTGCATCCTGTTGGTATGGTCAACTACGCACTATACAACAAAGAAAATCTTGTAGAACTAACTGATGTGGCAGTTCAAAGTTTCACCGCAAATACGATTGCTGGTACAGTTAATGTCGGAAATGGTAGAGTAGTTGTCACCGGTAATAGTACAAAATATAATATTGCAAACACAAGAGGCATTTTGTCATTAGGTTCTCTCATCGCCGTTAATGGTGAGATTAGAAAAATCAATACAATTGTTAGCAACACCTCTATAATTACAACATCAAATATCTCAAATCTTGTAATTGCTAATGCTGGTTCTGGTTACTCAAATGGTTACCTAGTATTTTCGAATGGTGGTGGACAAATCACAAGCCTTACAATCACTGCTGGTGGTTCTGGTTACGAAAATGGTGTGATGACATTCTCTGGCACAGATGAAGCAATACCAGCAGTTGCAAACGTAGAAGTATTTAATTCAAATGGTACGATTCGAACATTAACACTTGTGTCTGGTGGTTTGTATGCCAACAAACCTATTGCAATACCAGATAGTAACCCACATCGTGTAATTGATGCGAATAGCATTAGAATAAATGTTCGAGGACAAGGTTACTCAAATGGATGGCTGATATTCTCTGGTGGTTCACCATTAAGAGAAGCCAATGTGAGATTGATTGTTCATCCTAACACAGTAGTTAATACAGTTGAAGTGATTGACTCTGGATTATATCAATCAGCTCCATTGGCTAGACCGAACACTAATGCAAACGTTGTAATTTCTTCGGTAACTATAACAAGCACTGGTAACGGACACTCAAATGGTGTTCTTGTAATTTCTGGTGGTAGTCCTAGTCGTGCTGCTACAATTCGTGTTGAAACTTTCCCACAATACTCTGCACAAGTAAATTCTATCGCCGTTAACGCTTTTGCTTACGGAGTTAATAGTTTCATTCAATTTACAGGTGGCGGAGATGACAACATTGCAGCAAACGCACGAATTTATGTAACAACAGAAGGCCTTGTACAAAACGTCACGCTATTCAATAAAGGTTTGTACAAAGGAACTCCGATTGCACGTGCGAATATTGGTAATGCATCATTTACATTAGAGATGAAACCTCTGGATGGTCAGATTCGTAAAATAACAATCGTCGATCCTGGCTTGTATGCAAATGGCACTTTACCAACGGCGGTAATGAATAATTCGCCAAACTCTGTGATATCAATTACATCCAATACTGCTACAAATACTTTTGCTGGTGTTGCACTTGCGAATGGTAGATTCGTATTCACTGGTGGTATCGCTGTAAGAGATGCCATAGCAACTTACAATGTATTCCCATCAAATGGTGTAATTAACATGAACTCTATTTTGATTGTGGATGCGGGCTTGTATCGTATTCCACCTTCAAATGTTACGTCAAATATTACTCCAGTTTCTATTACAGAAGTTCGTCCATTAATTGGTGGTTCAGGATATGTGAACGGCAACATTGTATTCTCGACCACACAATCGACAGCCAATCTTGTGGCAAACTGCACAGTAGAAGTAAATGGCGCATTCGGTGCAATTGTTAGAACAACTATGCGTGACGTTGGACTGTATGCTAACGGTGCAGATATTATTGTCGTGGGCGTTTTGAATCCTGCTACGGCTACGTTGCAAACGCCAACAACTGCTGCTTCTTTCGGTATAGGATACAATGCTAACACTAGAAACGTGGCTAATTTGACACTCACAACAACCACAAATGTTGGTCAAACTGCTACTGTAACACTTACGGCGAACAGCAATTCATATACAAACGCTGTGTTTACGATCACTCCTGTTGCGAACGTTCAAACGAATGCTGTAATCACTGTTGGATTTACTGGCAGAAACACCGCAGCCAATGCTTCAATTGAAGTATATGACAATAGTTCAGGCTTGGAACCAGCCGGAACTGTAAACGGTGCCATTCGTAAAGTTACACTAAATAGTAATAGTGTACTTCAAGGAGTTGGAGAGTATTACTATACACCAGATGTGTCACCAAATAGTGCTGGCTCTGGTGCGGTCATTACATTTAATCCAGTGTCGTGGTATCAGACATCAAATGCACAGACAGCAATCATATTTAAGCAATAAATATAATTTATGACTTCAGTTACATCTAAAAAAATACCATATATCTCTGCGGTTCAGTTCAAAGAATCTTTCTATGAGCCTGCGCCAGAAATTGGCTACGTTTTTATTGGCAATCATTTACCTTATTTTGACGAAAACGTTCCGAATTCAATCGTAGATTCTGTGAATGATGAGAAACTTGCATGGGAAAACATGATTGCTGCCAAGAAGATTACTGGCAATGACGTTGAACTTGTCATACCTAAATTTTCTTGGACTTCAAATACAAAATACAAACAGTATGATGACTTGATTGATTTGGATGAGTTGCTAACTGGAAACAATTCACTAAACGTCAAACCGATGTATGTTTTCACATCTGAGCGAAATGTTTACAAGTGTCTGTCTAACAATGTATCCGCAAATTCAACCGTAGAACCTACTGGCGACTATACATCTTCTAATGGTAACATCGCAACCTCTGATGGTTACATTTGGAAGTATATGTTTAATGTCAAACCTTCAAACAAATTTTTGGCAGATGATTGGGTTCCAGCACCATCAAGTACAAATCAATTAGACTATAACATAAACCCAATTGGTGTTGTTGATGGCGAACTTACAACAATCGTTGTTGAAAATCCTGGTTCTGGTTTTTATGAGAATAATGTAGCAGTCATTCCTGTTTTTTCTTCCGGTTGCACAAGATTGAATTTAGCCAACACGACAAACGTTGCGGCTAATATGACAGTTTCGGGTACAGGAATAGCACCCGGCACATTCATTTCCAGAATAGATGTGCCTAATAATAACATATTTTTATCCACTGCGACAACTTCTGCTGGCGGTGGAAATACAACCGCAAATCAAATCGCACTAACAACACGAATCTTTATCGATGGTGATGGAACTGGTGCCGTGGCTGCCGCATCAATTAATGCTAATGGATTTTTAACTAAAGTAACTGTAACTACGATTGGAATTAATTATTCAAGAGCAAATGCTTTTGTTTATGGTACAGGTTCAAATGCGTCTATTCGTGTAATTCGTGATATGAAATATGGACATGCTTATAATCCAGCAAGAGAGTTGGGTGCAAATAGTGTAATGGTAGTTTCACGAATTGGTGAAATTGATTCTACCGAAAATGGTAAAATACCTGCAAACACCACTTTTAGACAGTATGGTATCTTTGTAAACCCTCATAAATACGGTGAATCTACAGTTGTATCACCTGCTAATGCTAGTCCGGTTGTCTCTCAAGCAACTGTCTTAACGATGACCGCTGGTTCGAGTTATTCGATTGATGAATTTGCTTATCAAGGTTTACCTAATGATACTTCGGCAGCCAACACGATTGCTCATGGTTCAGTTTTAGATCAAACATTTGATCAAGTTAGATTGACGAATGTGAGAGGTACATTTAGAACTGGTGTTGTTTTAAGGGGAGCCAGTTCTGGTGTTTCTGATCGTCTGGTTGTAACTGTACAGAATCCAGAATTTGAACCATATTCAGGTGATATTTTATATACGCAAAATGCGACTAAGACCACAAGAGCAGAAGGTCAGGCTGAAAATATCAAACTTATTGTTAGATTTTAAAGGTTAATAAATGGCACTTACTACAAATTTTAATCAAGATCCTTACTACGACGATTTTGACGATGATAAAAATTATTATAGGGTTTTGTTTAAACCGGGAAACGCTGTTCAATCCCGTGAATTGACACAACTTCAAAGTACCTTACAAGATCAGATTAAAAAGTTTGGCGACCATGTGTTCAAAACTGGTTCCGTAGTTACAGGTGGGCAAATCACAATTCAAAATGTAGCATATATTAACATTGCTTCAAGTTATTCCGGCCAAGACGTTTCATATTTAAATTTTGATAAACAAGTAATCATTAATTCCGCCAATACAAAACGTGCATATGTTTTAAAATCGTATGGTGCTGTTAGTGCAAATAATGAGCCAATCACATTTATTGTCAATCAATTATATGGCGATCCATTTACAGTTAATGAAACTATCTACACTTCAAATACTGACCCACAAGCAATAACTTATTATGCGAATACTGCTTCCGCAAACGCCACAGGAAACTGTCAGTCATTTTCTGTAAATGAGGGTGTATTTTATTACGATGGAATTTTTGTAAAAGTACAACCACAAAGTGTGGCGGTTGACAAATACAGTCGTGAAGGCAGTGCAATTGTTGGTTTCTCTGTAAGTGAAGATTTGGTTGATTACACCGAAGATACAACGCTTCTTGATCCGGCACAAGGTTCTTCAAATTTTCAAGCACCAGGTGCAGACCGCTATAAAGTTTTGATGACACTGGAGACAAGACCGATTGGTAGCACAGATTTGAAACAATTTGTGGAGTTAAGCATCATGGATGGTGGTGTTCCACAAAAAACTGTTAATACTCCAATCTATGCTTCTTTAGGTGATGAATTTGCCCGCAGAACAGAAGATGAGTCTGGTGATTATGTTATTAAAAATTTCCCATTAGAACTCACCGACAGCGTTTCGAATTCGGCTTTTGCTAATGTTACTTTAGGTTCAGGTAAAGCATATATTAAAGGTTATGAATTTAGAACTGATGCACCAACAACAATAACTGTACCAAAACCAAGAACTACGGAGACTGTAGAAAATCGTAGAGTTGAGGTTGATTACGGTTATTATATTTTTGCCAATGGCATGTATGGTAATTTTGCAACAAACCAATATGCTAATGCCGATATTTCATTATTGAATACCGGTCAAATAACTAATTATGTTGGAACAGGAAATGCTGCAATTTACGCAAACACAACAATTGGAAACACAAAAATTAAAGTTGTTTCTTTTTATTCCGTTTCGGGCAACACAAGTGAGAGTAATAACTATATTTACAAAGTATATTTAACTGATGTAAATACTCGTCCTATAGCGGCAAATGGTGGTTATGGTATAAATGCAACAGGTGGCTCCACAAGCACAGTGGTATTTCCTACTGGATTTGCTGCAAATAATGATGTATATAAAGGCTTGTCATTGAGAATTGTTGGTGGTGCGCCACTAAACTCACCTAGCGATAATTCAACAAGAATCATTACTGATTATGTTGGATCAAGTTTAACTGCTACCGTTTTCCCACCTTTTAGCACCGCAGTTGGAGCCAATTTTAGATTCATACTTGATCCTAAATTCGCTGATGCTGAATCTCTTGTTAGATTGGGTGCTGGAAATTCTCGTATTGCATTGGCAAATGTTTCACCTTTATCAAAAGATGAACAAATTGGTGTATCTACAACCACACTTGTTCAATCTAAAGGGCTATTTCAGCCTGCTTCAATTAGAGATACAATAAGAGAACCTTTGTTAATTAGAGTTGGTGTAGAAAATGTTGCTGATAATACTATACGTGATTTTTCTTATTCGTATAAAAGACTTTATCAAACGGTTTCATTTACTTCCGGTGTTTCACAAGCACTATCTTTAGGTACTGGTGAAACTCTACAAAGTGCAACTACAACTGATTCAAAACAAAGATATTATCAAGTTATCCCAACTAATTCTGGCACAAGTTGGTATCAAGTAGGTAGAACTATTCCGGCTGAAAACTTTACTGTTGATACTTCATCAAGAACAATCACGGTAACAGATGGTGCGAATATGACAGCAAACATTTATGCTGTTGTAAATGCTTCTAACCCAACTTCAAAAACAAAAACATTTGTTAAAGCAAACACCCAGTTAGTTGACCCAGGATGGGGTATAGGCCTAGGAACTTACGTAAAAGTTTTTGCTGCTAACAATAATGCGAACGTGGCTCCATTTGATGGTCAAACTATTATCAATCAATCAATCGTTGAAAGAAGACCAGGACAACCACAGTGGTTGTATGTGACAGACGTTCATTCAATTAATGCAATTTTTGATTTAAACGGTGCCAATGTAACTACATCTGTATACAATGCTCTCACCGAGTCATCAAACGTTACTGCCAGATATATTTTGAATACTGGACAAAAGGATTCTTATTATGATTGGTCATCGATTACTTTAAGACCCGGACAAAACGCACCAATAGGTCCTTTAGTTATTCGTTATAATAGATTTTCTTCAAACGGTTCTGGATATTTCGATATTGATTCTTATACAAGACTTGGTACACAAGAAAATGGCGGTAGAGGTGTCAGTTATGATATGATACCCATCTACACGCTGCAAAGTGGTGCAAAAATTTTCTTGAGGGATTACTTAGATTTTCGTCCGGTTCGAGCATCAGTTAGAAGTAGTGCATCAGCAGACACGATTGCAAGAAACTTTATTTTGGATGTTGATGAAGCCGTTTTAGGACCAAAAGTTGCCGAACCAGGTTTAGATGTTCTAATGGATTTTGAGTATTATTTACCTAGAATTGACCGAGTTGTTTTAACAAAAAATAGAGAATTTCTGGTATTACAAGGAACTCCTGCACTTAATCCTGTTGTTCCAGTTGAACCAGATGATTCAATGACTCTGTATATTTTGACTTATCCTCCATATGTAACCATAATTTCTTCTGTAAAAATTCAAGCATTTAATCACAGAAGATATACAATGAAAGATATTGCCAGATTGGATAAGAGAATACAAAATCTGGAGTTATATACATCTTTATCAATTGCTGAACTTGCCACAATCAATAAAAACGATAGAACAGTTCGTGATTCATTTGGTATAGCAAGACCAAAAAATGGTGTATTTGTTGATTCGTTCATCGATAAAAGTGCTGCTGATATAGTCAGACCAGATTTTAATTCGGCAATTGACATTGTTACACGCACTCTACGTGGTTCATTTAATCTTGCTTCAACAAGAGTATTTTCTAATAATTCAACTTCAAATCAAAATGTTGAGATTAATGGACCATTGATGTTGCTTTCTTCAACAATTACTCCTTTTGTTGTGCAGAACAGAGCATCAAAAACAATGAACATCAATCCGTTCAACATTGTCAATTACATTGGGTCGATTGTTCTTGATCCACCTTCCGATGTTTGGCGTTCCGAAACTCGTTTAGAGTCACAAAATATTGATTTGTCCGGCGGTGCTGAAGCAGCAGACGCATGGTCAGCAATGAAGTTTACTGATTATGGCAACTGGAACACTCAAGTTGTTGGTGTTGAGGCTGTGGAATTTGGTCAAAGAGAAGTTCTTGGTATAAATGTTTTAAATGCTAATGGTTCGGATCGTGAAGACAGTTGGGCAAAAGCATTTGAAAAAAATGGTGGGAAAGCCACCGGCGGCGGACAGATTGCGGTCACCGCCGCAGCAGTTGATTATACCGAAAGAAAAAAAGAAGTTGTAACTGAAACATTAGACAAAACACGCACCAATATTATTAGCACAATTGTACCTAAACAACTTACCCAATCTTTTGGTGACAGATTGATCGATGTAAGTATTGTTCAGTTTATGAGAGCAAGAAACATATTGGTTATAGGTAGCAAATTCAAACCGTTTACGACACTTAATGCATTTTTTGATAATGTAAATGTTAATGATAAAATTGCAAAAGTAAATCGTTTTGAGATGGTTCAAAATAACTTGCAATATCAAACAACAATTTCAAATTCTGAAACTGTAACTTTTTATAGAGCATCTTCAAACACAGAACTTTTAAGCACAGACACAGTAATTGGAATTGGTGGTGCAGCATTGACCTCAAATAACAATTTGTTCTCTGTAAATATGCAACCATCAGCATCGTTTGGTTCTTGGGATCAGTGTGCAACAAATGGTATTTGGGTTAAAGGTGATATTACAGGAAGAACATATAGAGCAGACAAATGGTATCACCAAACAGGTATTGCTCTTGCTGGTTCGGCTACTACAATCACACTTGCTCTTTCTGCTGGTGGTGCTACTAATGCTGCCGATTATGTGAATAAGAGAATTCTAATTCTTGCTGGAACAGGTAAGGGACAGTCTGTTACAATAAGTTCATATGATTCTTCTACACGTGTTGCAACAATTAATGGAACTTGGGCAACTAATCCAGATTCAACTTCTGTTTATACAATAGGAGATTTGGAGACAACAAAAGAAGGCACAACAGCCGCTATTTTCTTTTTACCCGCAGATGTGTTTAGAACGGGTGAAAAAGTTTTACGCTTAATTGATGATGCGTTTAATAACCTTGAAAACTCCAGAACAAATGGAGATGCGAAGTTTTTGTCACAGGGTCAAGTAGATACTAAACAATCAACTTCTGTTACAGTCTTTACTCCTACTGTTTCTAGATCAACCGTAAATGAATCCACAACAGAGACAGTTACTTCAATTAAATCATCGGTCGTTACAACTAGAAAAAATAACGTTGTTATTGGATACTATGACCCTCTTGCACAAACATTCTTGATTAACCCAAATCAATACCCACAAGGTATCGTGATTGATTCTGTTCGTGTTTGCTTCAAAACAAAAGACATATCTGCTCCAGTGACTTGTCAAATCCGTCCAGTAGACAATGGATATCCATCTTCGGCTGTGGTTTATCCATATGCCGAAAAAACTCTGACTCCAGATCAAGTAACAATAACTGATAATCCAGATGTGACAGACTCAACTAAGTACACCGAGTTTAAATTTGATGTTCCAATATTGTTACTACCAGGAGAACATTCATTTGTACTTGTTTCGAATAGTAATGGATATGAGTGTTATATTGCTCAAATTGGTGCAACCGATATTCGAACTACTGTGAAGATTTCAGAACAACCTTATACAGGGTCTCTGTTCTTATCACAAAACGGTTCTACTTGGACTGCCGATCAAGAACAAGACATCATGTTTAGTATTCAGAAAAGAGTGTTTACAAATGGTACTGGACAAGGCTTCTTTGAAGTTGATATGACAGAGTATTCAGCAAATACTGTTTTTGATACTTTCCAACTTATGTCTACAGATGCAACTCTATCGGGTGCTGATGTTTCTTATGAGTTCATTTCTGAACTTAACACAGGCGGAACTCATGAACTTTTACCTTTAATCAAAAATAGAGACTATAGTTGTGATGATGGTTTTGGTAGAAGAATTCTTAATAAAACCACAGGAAATACCACGTTTTTAGTAAGAACTACACTTACAACAAATAATCCAGATGTTTCTCCAATGATTGATATCACTCGTCTAAACCTTCTGACGATTGAAAATAGAATCAATAATATGGAGTTACAAAATACAGGGTTTATCGTTGTAAATCAAGGTTCTGGCTACACAACAAATGGAAGCGTAACGTTTACTTACCCAGATGGAACAAACGATGATCGTGGTGCCGCTGCAAGAGCAGTAACCGATGGAGATAAAATTGTTCGACTTGAATTAACTAATCCAGGTTCAGGTTATTATACTTCACCAATATTGACAATTTCTGGTGGTAGTGGTTCGGGTGCTACCGCAGTGTATAATGGTGAAGATAAATCGTCAGGGGGTAATTCAAATATTCGTTATATTACGAAACGTGTGAAACTTGCTCCTGGTTTTGATGCTGGCGATTTACGTGTGTATATGGACATTTATCGCCCACCGGGTTCAGGAATTCTTGTGTATTACAAGTTACTTTCTGAATCAGATTCTTCTGAATTCGATGACAACAATTATCAATTAATGACAGAAAACTCAACATCACTCAATGCCGTTTCTAATGGCAGAGGTGATTTTTTTGAAGTGATCTTTGCTCCAGGAACTTATGGGTCAGGTATCCCAAATAATAGAGTAAGATACACTGGTGCTAATGGTGTTGAATATAAAGACTTTATGTCATTTGCAATTAAGATAGTTATGTTTGGTTCAAGCACAGTTAATGTGCCTTTAGTTTCTCAATTACGTGTTGTTGCTTTGCCAGAGGCTACGGTTTAAATATGTTTGTTCAAATAAAAGACAATCAAAATTTTTATCGTGACACAGAAAGCAAAGCACTTCTGAATGTCAACAGAGAAGAATTTGCCCTTTATTATGCAGAAAGAGAACAAAAATTAAAAGAACTACAAGAGAAGCAAACACTGGAAAATAAAGTAAATAAATTAGAAGATGACATATCAGAAATTAAGAATCTTCTTCAACAACTTGTAACGAGAACATAAGATGGCAATAGATCAACTTTCAACAGCCAATACTTTTGAAGAGTGGCTAACCACAACATCTACTCTTGTTGCGGTTGCAAATAATCTGACCGATAATACGGGCGGTGGTTTTGTGATGAACTCTTCGATTTTTATCGAAGGTTCTGCTGCTTCTCTGAATGTTCGCACATTAGCAAACATTAATACACTAAGAGCAAACACCGCAAATCTTGCTAATGTTCTTTTCTTAGACAATGATGTTACGGTACCTAGAGATATAACGATTGGTAGAAATGCTAACGTAATCGCAAACATAATTTCAGTCAATGTTACGAATAGATTGTTTGTTGGTGGTGATACATTTTTACATGGCAATTTAACCATATCAGGCAACACAACTTTAGACGCTATTGGATTTAACGATTTGGCTGTAGCAGGTAATGCAAATATTGCTCAAACTTTAGTTGTTGTTGGAAATACGTTTGCTTCAAATGTAACTATATCTGGTAATATTACAAGGGCAAATGTTACAACGACACTGAATGTTGGTAGTAGCATCGTTGCGCCATTGGCGAATATCTCCACACTGAACGTCACAAGTGGATTAATACTCACGGGTAATGCCGCAAGTGTAAATGTCACAAGCAATCTGGCGGTCGGTGGTGATGCATTCATTTATGGTAATCTATCAATATCAGGTAACGTTACTTTAGACTCACTTGGATTTGATGATTTAAGTGTTGCTGGTTCTGTTAATGCTGCCAATTTAAATACAAGCACAGGTAATATTACACTTTTGGTAGGTCAAGCAAATACTGCAATTTACGGCACCATTTCAGCGGCAATTGATTCATCGATTGCGTTTGCGATTGCCTTAGGTTAAATAAATACTGAAGAAAAACAGAGGATTTAATGGCTAATAATTTTAAAAACAATGTTCTCAAAGCGGCAGGAACGACTGCTCAGAACGTATATGCGGCTGCTGCTGGTGTGCAAGCCACAGTTATCGGTATGACAATCGCTAACATCACAAGTTCACCAATCGCTGCAAACGTTATTTTAACGTGCGCTGGTGCTGCCGCACCGAACGTATATTTGGTTCTGAATGCTACGATTGCTCCTGGTGGTGCATTGGTGCCTATTGGTGGTGATCAAAAACTTGTGTTGGAAGCAGGAGATTACTTAGCAGTAAATACATCCGTGGCATCTTCCGCTGATGTTATTGCTTCAGTTCTGGAGATTTCCTAATGTCATATATTGGCAACGAACCAGAAGTAAATGCTTTTACAATAACCGTTGATAGTTTTAACGGTACAGGTGCATGTACTGAGTTTACTTTAACCAGAGACATTGATGATCCTAGAGTAATTGAAGTTGTTGTAAATGGAGTTATTCAAACACCCACAACATCTTATACTGTAACAAATGGTGTGATGGCATTTGATGAAGCGCCTTCTGCCGGAACAAATAATATTACAGTTAGATATCTTGCGCCAGTAGCAATTACGTATAATCAAGTTACAACATCACAAATTTTGGCAGGTGCTGTAACAGAAACAAAAATAGCGACAAGTGCAGTGACGACAACGAAAATTGCAGATGGTGCAGTTTTTGGTGGTAAAATACCAGCAAATGCTATTCGTGGTAATAACATTGTTGCGGCCACAATTACTGGAAATTTAATTGCAACCGGACAAATCACTGGCAACTTAATAGCAAATAACACAATAACAGGAAATGCGATTGTAACACCACCAGACATCTTTGACGATGCTTTTCTATTTGGTGGAATGTAAAAGGAAAATAACAAATGGCAAGAACATATAGAATTTTGGGTCAATCTAATCCAGCATCGAACACATTAACAACCCTCTACACAGTTCCATCTGGAAATTCGGCGATTATTTCGTCAATTACAGTCGCTAATTTAAATGATACTCCATTTGATGGTGTGGGCAATTCTTTTAGTATTGCGGTGAATGTAGGTGGTGTTGCTGTTTCAAATACAAACTTTATTGCTTATCGTGTTAATTGTCCTGCTAAAGATTCGGTTACATTGACACTCGGTATTACAATGAATGCTGGTTCAAACATATCAGTGAATGCAAATAGTTCCACAATGACTTTTTCCGCTTTCGGTACAGAAATATATTAATTAGGATTTTGAATGGCCATTAAAAGAATTTCAAATAGTTTAGTTTCCAGAAGTTCATTTACTAGATCGTCGGGAGTGGTTACCAGATTTGCAGCATTTAACTCAACTGGAACTTGGGTCGCACCGAACGGAGTAAATAGTTTAAACTATCTTATTGTTGCTGGCGGTGGAGGCGGTGGTGGTAACGCTGGTGCTGGCGGAGGTGCCGGTGGTTTTAGAACAGGCGTCACACCCGTAACTCCTGGAACAACTTATACATTCACCATTGGTGCCGGAGGTAGTGGAAAATCTGGAACCGATGGTGCACCATTTAATCAAGGTTTTAAAGGCACAAACTCATCAATAACTGCTCCAAGTTTTCCAACGATCTCTGCAACTGGCGGTGGCGGTGGCGGTGGTGTAACGAATCCTGGTTTTAATACTGGTGGCGGTAGCGGTGGTTCAGGTGGAGGTGGTCAACAAGGTGATAATAGATCCGCTGGTGGAGGTTCAGGAAACGAAGGCGCTTATAGTCCATCAGAAGGAAACAATGGTGGCTCAAGCAATGGTAACCGTGATGGTGGATTTCCTGGCGGCGGTGCAGGTGGTGGTGGTGCCGGTGCTGTTGGAGAAAGTGTACCAGGTCCATTTGCGGGTTTAAAAGGAGGTAATGGAGGCGTAGGAATTTTTTCTACGTTTAGTGGTTCGAATGTAGGCTACGCTGCTGGAGGCGGCGGTTCTCCATACAATCTCGGCACATGGGGTGTTGGCGGTGGTGGTGGCAATGGAGGAACATTTGGTTCGGCGAATGCAGGTGGCGGTCCTGTGGTCGCTGAAAGTGGAATTTCAAATAGAGGCAGTGGTGGAGGTGGTAGTGGAGGACCGGTATCCGCACTGAGTGGTTCTGGTGGTTCAGGTGTTATTTTGATCACTTGGTGATCGTCATAAATATTTTTATTTTATTAGGAGTAATTGAATGAATAATGAACAAATCGCATATGCACAATATTTGGTTGGCAATAACAACAAACTTGTGTGTGGTATTGATACCGCAATTAAAGCATTAAGACCTACGGCAAGATATGATATGTCTGCATCAGGTGGTCATTTTGAATTTACAAGATGGGAAGATGAAGCAGGAACAAAACCACCAACAAGAGAAGAAATTTTTAAAGAATTAGAATATCAGAATAAGTTTATTGATTACTGGCAACACTTTGTTGACCGTGCAGCAAACTATCCTGATATTGTAGTTTTAATTGATAGTTTGTGGCAAGCAATGGATGCTAGTGAGATACCAGGAAAAGGAACAAGATTCTATGAATCGATCAAAGAAATTAATGATAAGTTTCCTAGACCAGCGGGTGAGCCCCCAGTAAGACCCACATACGAATAATAGGAAATTAAATGTCATATATTGGCAATCAAGTAACTTCAGTACCATTTGTAATAGACACTTTCAGTGGTGATAACGTCACAACGGCGTTTGGACCAATGGTTCGAGCACCTGCAAGTGTTGCGTCTATGGCCGTTTATATTTCAGGAGTTTACAAAACACCTGGAGTTGATTATACACTTGATAGTAATTTTATTTTCTTTACTAATCCACCTGCTACTGGAACAAATAATATTGTTGTTCATCATCTAGGTGATGGTGTAATGGCAACACAGGTGCCTGCTGACGGTTCTGTCACTCCTGGAAAATTAGCCGGTGTTATTATTCGTGCTAATAATATTGTTGTGGGTCAGATTACAGGCAACTTACTGGGCTCAGGTGCGGTTTCTGGAAACAACATTGGTGCTGGCGCCGTTTCAGGAAACAATATTGGTGTTGGTGCAATTAGTGCAAATAATTTTGCTGGTGGAGGTATCACATCAAATGTGTTGGCACCAAATTTGACGTTGACTGTGGTGAGAACAAATGAAACAACGAATTTGTTTTCAACTGCTCCTTCTGGAAATATAAACATCGATGTCGTTAATACATCACTTTATTTTTTCACATCAAACACCACTGCAAACGTTACTTTTAATTTAAGAGCAAACAATACAAATACGTTTGATTCTGTTGTTAGAGTTGGTGAAACTGTAACTGTTTCTGTTGCATTAAGACACTCAACCGTAACTGGTGGAAGACACACCGCTAATGTTTTCATTGATGGTGGATTGATTGCGACAAATCGTTCGAATCCTGATCAAGCCGGCGCAAACAATATTTTTTATGTTGGTAATAATGCTCCTGGTTATATCACAACTATTCCTGGAATAGGATTTGAAATGAATTTATATACGATAAGTGTCTTTAAACGAGCAGCAAATACTTATACGGTTATGTTATCGTCTACGATATCGCAAATAGGATAAAATGCCTCAACTGAATTCATTATTAACGACTTCTACTGTATCATTTTTAGGAGCAAAAAGGCCATTCTCAACATCAATTATTACTGCTAGTGGCACATTTACTGTACCGTCAACAGTAAGAATAATAGATGTTTTCATTGTTGCTGGTGGAGGAGGTGGTGCAAGTCGTTCTCCATCTGGAGGTGGTGGTGCTGGTGGAGTTAGAACAATTACTGGCATACCCGTTGTACCTGGTCAAGCACTAAGTGTACAAATTGGTGGTGGTGGAAGCACTGGACCGGTGGCTGGTGCCTCAGGATCGAATTCGGGCATATTTTCTGCTGCGCCATTTCCTGCGTATTGGTCATCAGGTGGTGGTTATGGTATTGGTATTAATGATAGTCCAGGCACTGGAAATGCAGGTGGACCGGGTGGTTCGGGTGGCGGTGCAGGAGGTGGTGGTAATGCACAATTTTTTCCAGGCGGTGCGGGAAATATTGGTGGATATAATCCTTCAGAAGGCAACAACGGTGGTGGAGCCGGATTTCTCGGACAAGGCGGTGGTGGAGGTGCTGGAGGCATAGGTCAAGACACTCCTGGAAATGGCGGCATAGGAATTTTTTCAACATATTCTGGCGCAAATACTGCATATGCTGGAGGTGGAGGTGGAGGAAGTACACCAAGTCAGTTTGGAAATCCGGGTAACGGATATGGTGGCAGTGGTTTTTCTTATGGACCAGGATATTATGGCGCACCCAGTTCGTTAGTATCACCTTTTGGCGCCTTTTTAGGTACACCTTATGGTGCAGGTAGTGGCAGCACCGGTGAAAGTGGTGTCACACACACTGGAGGTGGTGGCAGCGGTGGTGGATCTAGGCCAGCCGCTGGTGCGGGTGGCTCAGGAATAATTATTATAAGAACTTATTAAAGTCTTTAAGGAAAATAAATGGCAGCGCCAAATATAGTAAACGTATCGAATATTTTAGGCAAAAGTAACGTTGCTAATTTAACTACGGTATCATCAAGTATCATAGTTAATCCTGTGAATTCAAATAAAGTATTTAAAATTAACACCATCATGATCTCTAACATTGATGGAACTTTTGCTGGTAATGTCAACGTTGAACTTTTTAAATTTGGCGCACAAAACGTGGCAACAGGAGTTGGAAATACGATATATTTCATCGCAGATGTTATCACGGTTCCCGCCAAATCTACTTTAGATATTTTAAGTAAATCTCTTTATCTTGAAGAGGGTGATCAAATCAAAGCAAGTGCTGATGCAAATAACCGTTTACATTTTATTTCATCATTTGAAGAGATTAGTTAATGGGCGTCAGGTTTAACGGCGGTATTCTTGGTACAAGAAATTTAACTACTGGTGGACTTACTGGTGCCGCCACTGGCATTTGGTCTTTAAATGAAGCCCATATAGCAAGAATTGCTGGCTTGTGGCCACAAGAAATTGTGCCTTCTTCGAACGGCGTTCAAATCTTCACGGAAAGTTCCACGTGGACTCCTCCGTTAGGAGTAGTGTCAGTTGATTATCTTGTTGTTGCTGGTGGTGGCAGTGGCGCTGGCGGATATGCGGCGGGTGGAGGCGGCGCTGGTGGTTTTAGAACAGGTTCGGGTATTTCCGTAACAGCAGGCGCAACTTATAGAATTGTTGTTGGTGCAGGTGGTGCCGGTACCACTTCATATGCTGTTGTTGGTGCGAACGGTTCTAATTCGGGCATTTGGTCATCATCACCATTTCCTGCTATTTGGTCGTCAGGTGGTGGTACGGGTGGAGCAGGAGGACCGGCTGGAGGTAGTTCTGGACCCACTAACGTTAATGGTAGTTCTGGTGGTTCCGGTGGCGGCGGTAGCGGTAATGCAGGTGGTGCCGGAGGTTTAGGCAATCTTGGTGGTTATACACCTGCCGAAGGTGGTGGTGGCTCCAATGGTTTCTTTTCACCGTCTGGTGCTGATCGCCTAGGCGGTGGTGGCGGTGGCGCAGGAAGCGTACCCACTTGGTCTGGTGCCAATGGTGCAGTCGGCCTATTCTCATCAATTTCTGGTGCTAATACTGCATATGCTGGTGGTGGCGGTGGTGGTTATCCACAGGGCGTTCAAGCCGGTGGTGGCGGTTATGCTCCATATGGTGTATTAGTTGGTACACCTTTTGGTGCTGGTGCTGGTCAAAAACAGGGCGGGTATCCTTTCAGTCCAACAGTCATAAATGCTACAAGTGGAAATACAAACAGTGGCGGTGGTGGTGGCGGTGGTAACAATCCGGCTGGAGAACCAACGGGAAGTGGTGGCTCAGGTGTAGTCATTCTCAGATGGAGATTTGGTGATTTATCCAATCAAGTATTCGTTTTTGCAAATACCGGTCAGTTTAGAATACCTGATGGTGTAACAACGATTGATTATTTGTTGGTTGGTGGCGGCGGTGGCGGCGGTAGATTTTATGGCGGCGGCGGCGGCGCTGGAGGTTTATTACAGGGCACAAATTATCCTGTAGGACCAAATCAACTCTTCACAGTTCAAATTGGTAGTGGCGGTACTGGCTCCACAGCAGATAACGTGCCTGGATCAAATGGCACAAACACAGTTTTCTCTGCTGGCAATACAGCAAATGCCATAATTTTCAACGCAATAGGTGGTGGTGGTGGGGGTTCTTACAACGGAGGCACTGCCCGTTCAGGTGGTTCTGGTGGCGGTGCTGGTAGTTATCCTGGTAGCCCCGGAGGTGGCGCTGGAACACCGGGACAAGGCAACAATGGAGGTAATCAAGCATTTGCTCCAGGCGTATATGGAAATGCTGGCGGCGGTGGTGGTGCTGGTGGAGTTGGCATAAGTGGTAATACATCTGTGCCTTATAGAGGCGGTAATGGTGGTATAGGATTATTTTCAACAATCACAAGTTCAAATATTGGTTACGCTGGAGGTGGAGGTGGTAGCACTGATTTTTCTTCAGGGGGTATAGCAGGAACTGGTTCTATTAGTTTTGGCGGCGCTAATGCCGGATTAACGATAGCAGGTTCGTCCGGCAACACAAATACCGGTGGTGGCGGTGGAGGTGGTGGGTACTCACCTTCACCCGCAGCAGGACAAAATGGCGGTGCCGGAGGTTCTGGTGTTGCGGTAATTAAAGTTTCTGCTACACAAAATAAAATTGCTGTGTTCTCTAACACAGCAACCTGGAATGTACCAATAGGAGTCTCTTCAATAGAGTATGTTGTTGTTGCTGGTGGAGGTGGCTCAGGTGGACAAGCAGGCGGTGCCGGCGGTGCAGGAGGATATCGTTCATCACCTTCTTTTGCTGTTTCACCCGGAACATACACAATCGTTGTTGGATCAGGCGGAGCAAGAGCAGCAAACGGAACGAATTCTGGAATATATAATGCTTCTTCGTCGTTATGGTCTTCTGGTGGTGGGTGTGGAGGTACCAATATCATTTACGGCGCCACGGGAATAGGACCCAACGGGTACAATGGTTCATCTGGAGGTTCGGGTGGCGGTGGCGCCGGAGGTGATAACAACAGTTTTACTAATGGACTTGCTGGACAAGGTAACATACCTAATGTTTCACCTGCACAGGGAAATGGTGGAGGTGTTGGAGGTGGTGCTGGTGGTTCGTGGCAAGGTGCTGGTGGAGGTGGAGGTGGTGCTGGTGCTAATGGCGCTAACGCAGTGTCGGGTACCACCGGTGGTAATGGTGGCATAGGCATTTTCTCTACAATTTCCGGATCAAACACAGCATATGCCGGTGGTGGAGGTGGTTGCAGTGCATCCGGAGGTGCACCTGGTGGACAACCAGTTTATGTAACGGGTGGCGGTCAAGGTGGTGGTGGTAACGGTGGCGGCGGTGGTAATGGTGTTGGTGCGAACGGTGTTATTGCAACGGGTGGTGGTGCTGGTGGTGGCATCGATGCTGGTGCATCAGGTGGATCCGGTATCGTTATTCTCAAATGGACATAAATAGATTTATAAATACAAAGTAACTTTTAACAAAGAGGGAGTTTTACAAATGGCACATTTTGCACAACTTGATGAAAACAATGTAGTAACACAAGTCATTGTTGTGTCTAACAATGAACTGCTTGACGCTGGTGGTCAAGAACGTGAAGAAATGGGTATTGGTTTTTGCCAAAGATTGTTTGGTGGCAATTGGAAGCAAACATCATACAATCATAACTTCCGTAAGCGTTATGCAGGCATCGGTTATTCATACAATGCTGAACTGGATGCATTCGTTCCACCTAAACCATTTGCTTCATGGGTACTCAACAACGAAGAAGCAAACTGGGAAGCACCTGTACCACACCCAGCCGATTATGGTATTGGTGAAGGCAAGAAAATGTATTCATGGGACGAAGAAACTGTTTCATGGAAAGAAATTGAAGAGCAGCCAGCCTAATATTGTTATTCATTCATAAAATAAAACCCCGCTTGTCGGGGTTTTTTATTAGCGGTACAAGATTGACTAAATACACGATTAGAAGGAGACAATCTTGGCGGCATACGTAGAAATTACCATTGAGCAAGGTGCAAACCTCACATCAACTGTCACAGTAAATGATACACAAGGTGACTCTGTAAATCTCACAACATATTCTGCATCGGCTCAATTACGCAAATCATATTATTCTTCATCTGCAAATACGCTCTCTGCAATTATTACTGGCAACGCTAACGGTCAAATTACGCTTTCAATGACCGCTGCAAACACAGCAAATTTAACGCCAGGCCGTTATGTGTATGATTTGATTATCAGAAACTCTGTTGATAACTCCGTGACACGTGTAGTAGAAGGCACTGCTGTTGTACTTCCATCAGTTACGAGGTAAGTCATGCCAGATTTAGGTAAAGTTACGGTTTTTCAACCAAATAGAACAACACTTGTATCACCCAATTATAAACCAAAACCAAATGTATCATTAGCAGAAATCAATGATGTGTCCACTGTTGGTGTGCAAGATGGTTTTTCTTTGGTTTTTAATTCAGCAAATAATCGTTTTGAAATGAAAATTGCTACCACTGTTTTAGAAAATCTTGACGGTGGAACATTCTAAGAATTAAAAATGGCAAATACACCAATTCAAATAAAGCGTTCCCTAACGTCAAACACACCAGTAACATTAAACATTGGTGAACCAGCCTATTCGTATAGCAGTAATACATTATTCATTGGTTCACCAGGTAGTGATGGACCAATTGCTATTGGCGGCTATGATTCTTACATTCGTGGCATTTCTGCGTATGAAAGATTAAACACTGTCTCACACACAGCAAACGCCACTTCTCTTCGTGCGAACAATTCATTAAACGCTAACGTTGGTGGTTTAATTACCGGTGATGTTACTATTCAAGGTAATCTAAGTATCATTGGCGGTTCGATTGGTGCCAATGTACCTGTAGTATTAATTGGTGATAATATAATTTCATTGAACACGGCGATCAGTCAATCTGGTCAGCCGACGATGAATGCCGGTATTGAGATTGATCGTGGCGCACAGCCAAATGTTTATTTGTTATGGAATGAAACTGATAATAAATGGACATTTACGAATGACGGTATAAACTATGATGACTTGGGTGGTTCAGCACCGGCATCATACGCCAACTCTGCATTTGTAAAAGCAAACTCGGCATTCTTACACGCCAACTATTCGTTTGATCATGCCAACTCTGGTTTCATTCAAGCGAATTCCGCATTCTTACACGCTAACTTTGCTTTTGCAAATGCGAATGCTGGTCTTGCAATGGCCAATGCGGCATACATTCATGCTAATTCAGGATTCATTCAGGCTAATTCATCATTCTTTCATGTAAATGCTGCATACTTACATGCGAACGCTGCATACACAAGTCAGAATACAAGTGGCATTCGTGCGAACTCGGCATTTGAGCAAGCCAACGCAGCATTCTTTCATGCTAACTCTGCATTTCAGTTTCAGAATACATCAGGCAATTATGCAAACAGTGGTTTCATTCAAGCCAACTCTGCATATCATCATGCTAATGCTGCCTTTGCAAATGCCAATGGTGCCTTTGCTGCCGCTAACGCTGCTTACATTCAAGCAAACTCAGCATTCATACAGACAAATGCAGCATTCATCCATGCAAATAGCGGCTTCATAAAAACAAACTCAGCGTTTGATCATGCGAATGCTGCTTTTGCAAATGCCAACGGTGCCTTTGCTAGAGCCAATGCTGCCTTTGCAAACGCTAACGGTGCTTTTGCTGCTGCTAATGCCGCTTACATTCAAGCAAACTCAGGATTCATTCAGTCCAACGCCGCATTCAATCATGCAAATGCAGGATTCATTCGTGCAAACAATTCACTGAATGCGAACGTTGGTGGTCAAGTTACTGGTGATGTTGTCATTGTTGGTAATCTTACATCAAATACTTTAACAACAACGGGTTCAAATGGTAGCATTACAGGTGCTAATGCTATCTTCTCAAATTATTTCTTTGGTGCAAATGGTACAGTAGACCTGTACGTTTACACATCATATGCTTTCGCAAATGCCAATGGTGCTTTTGCTAGAGCCAATGCCGCTTTCGCAAATGCCAACGGTGCATTTGCGGCAGCCAATGCTGCATTTATTTGGGCAAATGCTGCGTACAACCAAGCAAATACTGACAAAGCAAACTTAGTTAATAGTGGCTTCACTGCTCAATTACATTCAAATGGTGCATTTGCTCTTCCCGGTACTTTAATATTCGGACCATCCAAAGGAAGAATTACCAATCAGGGTGATGGAGTATTATCAATAACAGCAAATGCACAAAGTGGTAATACTGGAATATATTTGGATAATGCTAGTCAAGCGGTGCTGTATGGTAAAACTAGCGTTCTTATTCAGACGAATCAAGGTCTTTTTGATTCACCAACAAGAAGTTTCACGTTCACTCAAGATGGTACAATAACATTACCAGCATCACGTGGAGATATCGGTAGAAGTGGTTTCCCGAATGGTATTGATTTATATAACAATAACGGTGGTGCTGGTTATGTAAGAATGAATTTTGCTGACGAATCTGTTATGTGGGTTGATCCGGGTGGCGCACATATTCAAACCACTGGAACTACAAGCAATACATGGGACTTTGGTGTAGATGGTCAGATAACATTCCCAGATACTACAAAACAATTCACAGCATTCATTGGCTATGGTATTGATAATGTTGCAAGAGATACTTCAAACTCAGCATTCATTCGTGCAAACAATTCGTTAGATGCAAATCTTGGTGGTACAGTTACCGCTAATGTTGTAATTGATGCTAATCTAACTACACAAAATGTATTTGTTGGTTCTTACATTGATCTAAACACATCATCTTCTGTACCACCAAGAAATGAAGGTCGTATTTTCTACGACAATGATCAAAAAACTTTAGCATACAACAACGAATCTGATAACACGATTCAACTTGGTCAAGAAACAGTAATTCGTGTATGGAACAATTCTGGCACCACGATTGACAGAGGCAAAGTTGCTCGTATAGGTGGTGATGCATCAGCAAATGGATTCCCTGCTGTTGCACTTGCTTCTGCTGACATTGCTGCAAATGCTGAAGTTGTTGGTGTTACTTCAACTGCAATTGCAAACAATGATTATGGTTATGTAACCATACATGGTAAAATCAGAGGACTCAACACTTCATTATTTACCGCTGGACAAGAGTTGTTCTTGTCAGATACACCAGGTGAATATCAGACAACTCCACCAGCATCACCAAGTGTACCGATGGCAGTTGGTTATGTTACTCTGTCGGATGTAACAGACGGTTCGATTCTCGTCTATTCACATTTGATGGAAGGCAAGAATAAAACCAATGGTGCTATTCTATTTGGTCGTAACGGTGCTATTGATCAAGACCCAACCAAACTGTATTGGGATTATGTCAATGACCGTTTAGGTATTGATACAGACAGCCCACAAGCAAACCTACACGTTGCTGGTGATGGCTTGTTCACAGGTAATCTGACTATTACAGGCAATCTGGTAATTAGTAATGCTCAAACAATCACTACAGACCAATTGTTTGTTGGTGGTAATAATGTAATTCTGAGTGCCAATGTTACTGGCACACCAACACTCAATGCAGCAATCATT